GGAGTGAACGTATCCCCATGGGTAATGGCGTTGCTGTAGGTCGCAGCTTCCTTATTGGCCTGCGTTTGCGCATCTGCTTGCGCGTATGGATCAGGAGGTGCGGGGGCCTTCGGAGTCTTCATACCAAAACCTCATCGGAAAGCAGCCCCAAAATGACCGCATCCTCGTTACCGAACCAAAGGCGAGCGCGGCCTTCATCCTTGAACCCGACACGCTTAGCAGCGCTTAATGCGCGCTCATTGGAGGGCCGGATATGGGCCGTGATGCGCCGGCACTTCAATTCCTTGAATGCGTAGTCCAGGGCGCGCCGAATCACTCCACGAAATGCCCAGCGACCGTCGCTCGCAACGGTGATCTCGATGTTGTGCCCGGTGTAGTCGTTGAATACGGCCACAGCACAGAGCTTCCCATCTCGCTCTAGTCCGATGCACTGGAACCAGTCGCCCCAGTTCTTATCGGAGTTGAGCACGCGCGCCGCGAAGTTTGCGCAGGCGTCCTTGTCGTAGACGAACCTCATGCCACAACCCCGCCGGCCTCATACGCCACATCCGTGGCGGACCAGGAGAGCGACACACTGGCAGTCTGTGCCTTAAGCCTTGGCGCGACGGCATGACCGATACCGACAGCCGAATACCAACGGTTCTGAGCCTGCACAGCCCCGCTCCACGCCACGTCCCACACGCCGCCCCATGGGTCTCCACCACCACCCGGAACGTTGTAGAGCGTGCTGATGTCGCGGTCGGTGTAATCGACATCGACGGTAATGGCGAACTGGAATTCGCCATCGGTGGCCATGACGGGTCGCATGAGACGCATGTGCTTGGCGAGGCCGCGCGTGCCGAGATAGTTATAGGCCTGCCTACAATCAGCCATGATCGCGGTACTGCCGTCCACGGTCCCCGTGTCTGCCTTCACCATCTTCCCGCTGCCACCGAAATACAGCGTGTCTCTGGCGACCTCGAAACAGAAAGCAGTCCAGCCAGTGAACTTGCACCACGCACCCGTCTGGGTGTTCATCACGTACTGGTAGCTGTCCACATCCTCAGACGTTGGAACGTTGACAAAGAGCTTTGCGCCTGTGGGATGAACCGTCACTGACCATCCGTACTTGGCACCATGCAGGGAAATGTCGGAATTGATCAGGTTTCGGATCTTGTCCGACACTGACAGTCCAGAATCCCGGCTGTTGTCCTGAATGGCCTTGCGAAGCGGATACACACCGTCAGTGCAAAGCACCAATGCGTCCGATCCCCATTTCGTCCAGCACCGATTACCCTTGATGACTGGCCTTCCGATGCGAAACTGCGCCACGCGGGTGAACGTGGATGCCGGATCGCCGGTATACGCTACGATCTCGCCTTCCGAGGACAGAAAGCCGATGTAGTCCGACAGAGTGTTAGCGGCGTCGGTAATCGTGATGACGCTGTTGAGATACCCACCCAGCTTGAAGATGCTGCCCAGGTTCAACTGGGTGAGCGCGCCGGTAATGGCGGATGTCACCTGATACCAGGCGTTCATCGAGTCTTTCTGCAAGTACCACAGACGCGAACTGTAGACGCCAACCGTGAACAGATTTGCAGGGGTTCCGCCCGTCATCGTAGAGACGGTCCAGGTGGTGCCGTCGTACTGAAGAGGCGCATCCGAGCCGTTGACCACGGACATGAACTGTCCGCCCGTGGTGCCGAAGTTCACGTAGTCGTAACGCGTGTTCGTGATCGCGGCAACAGTTGCGCCACCCCCACCTACGACAGCAACTGAAAGAGTGCCCGAGCTGGTGCCGTCGAAAATGCTGTAGGTCGCCCCATTCTTGACGCACGGGAATACCTTGGTCGCGCTGCCACTGGTGTAGACCAGGATCGACTGGCACACGCCGGTGAACGTATTCCACGCGGTGTAGCCGTTGCGCACATCCACGCTGGTGGTCTTGGGGAACCAGTTTTCCAGCTTCACCGCGTCCTTGGCGTTCATGTTCGCGATAGAGTCGCGCGCATTGAGCCCACCGATGGGAGCCGGAATGGAGGTCGATGAGGACTTCTGCGCCCCAGGCCGGACCTTGATCTCCTGTGGCTGGCGCATTACAGGTTCCAACTTCCAACAGGAACGAATGTACCCGGCCGAACCTTCTTGGGCTCTGCATCCATCGACAGCGTGGCTTTCGTGCCATCACGACCAATGGCTTGAGCTACCAGTTGCTCGTAGCTGGCGAATTCCTCCGCATAGGAGAGGCCCTTCTTTCTGAGCCACCGCCATTCCAATCCCGCCAACATGACCTCATCATCGAGCAGCAGCAGATCGGTATCTGCCACGACATTCGTGCGATACGTTGCTCCCGTGGAGTCCGTGCACCAGGATTTACTGACGTACTCGAAATAGCAGGTCTGCCCTGCAGTGGGCGTTGGGTAGAACCGCAGGGTATTCCCACGAATGCGATACTCGGGATACGGCCCAGTGAGGTTCAGCGCCTTATAGCCCTGCCATACCTTGGGGGCTACAGGACCGAATACCGGAAGGCCGGTAGTGCGATTCCAGATCGTGTCGTTGATGATGAATCTGAGCGTCTGCGACCCGATCAACGATGACAGAGTGCCCTGCGATTCAGCCGCAAGGGTCGTGAATGATGCCTCATAGGTCAGCGCCTGCCAGTTGTGGCGCGCAGACAGAGATCGTCCCTCCTGATTGAACAGCTCAACCAGTTGGACCGTGGAATCATCCGTAGCAGCAGCGGCCACAGACGGCTCTGGGATGCCCAGAGCATTGGCGCAACGCTGGATTAATTCCAGAACGTTCACGCCTTACCTGCGCTTGCGCTGACTCGGTTCCGCTTCCGGCAGGATGTCGTCCGCCGTAATCGTCTGTGGAGACTCTACGATCTGCTGGACAGGCATTGCATCCAGCCGTGCATTGACCTGGTCGAGCTTCTTCTGAAGATCCTCCACGGTAGCCTTGAGCAGGCGGTTTTCTTCCCGCGTGGCTGTCAGCTCGATGGACAGAGGGCCCTTGTCCTTGAGCTGGGCAATCCAGGTAATGGCCTTGCTCTGCAGTTCCCGAGCGCCCATGCCGATACGGCGCAGGCCCTCGTCATTGGCTGCCGCCAGATCCTCGACCGTGAAGATGTTGATGCGAACCAGCATCTCCTGCTGGGCGGGGGAAATGATCCCCCACCCACGGATCGGAGTTCCGACAGGGGGCAATTCTTCCCCCTTCTTCCATGAGTCGTAGGCGGCGAAGTAATGGTCAGCCCAGTCCTTCGGGATGCGACCATTCGTCACATCGGCCTTGAGGTTGGTTGACCAAGTCTCGACCTTCATTTCTATCACGTCCTTGCTGTAAGGAGGCGTGACCAGGGCGTAATCAACGTCTTTGCCGACGTAGCGCCCCTGCTTCAGGCTTTCGACTTTGTCCTCGACCGCGACCCGCTTGAATCTCACCCAAGCGGGGCGTTCGGAACGTTCCATCACTGCGCCGACTGCGCTCATGCGTACTCCAAAGAAGGGCGGGTTTCCCCGCCCCTCGCTTTAGGCCACTGCCGAGGACGTGGACGGGTACTGGATGTATCCCGCGCCGAAACCCGTGTAGGTTCCGGTGAGCGTGATCGAACCCGTGGCAGTCGAGTTCTTGTCACCCAGCGTTCCGATGGCCGAGCCGGTGTAGATCGTGCGACCGTCCGGATCGAGCTTCGCCACCACCGTCGAGGCCGGAATGCCGGTTCCCGACAGCGCCATGCCGACGAATGCGCCGTCATAGCCATTGGGAACAACGACCACACCGGTTCCGTTGGTGGTGTTCGCGGTCCAGGTCGTGGTAGCCGTCGCACCCTTCAGGTTGTGCACGTTCACCATGCCCTTCAGGGTCGAGTAGGCACCCAGGATGCCTGCCGCACCGATGCCCACCGCGGCATCCGCAGCAACCGTGGCATTGGTCTTGTAGACCGCGTTACCCACGAGCTGAATCCAGCCGTACGTACCGGAGGCCATCGGAGCCATCGCCACGCCGAAAGGAGCCCCCAGAGAGGCGGTATTCGGCAGCAGGGTTCCCAGAAAGGTCGGGAACGTGCCGACGATGACCAGAGACCCCTTCAGAATCGCATCGTTGCTCTTGATGTACTGGAAGACGCCATAGCCCCAGTACGGATCGACAGCTTCAATCTGGTATCCCAGAGGATGGCGCTGCGTGGTGTCCGGAACGAACCAATCATTGAAAGGCGTCGCGCCGGCGAAGTTCAGAGGTGCAAACATTTCATTTCTCCTTGAGTCGCGCGACTTACGGGCAGATCACGAACTGCTGCTTGCGGTTGGAGCAAACCAGGTTGCCCATCCACAGGATCTGCGTTACCGCGCCGTCCTGATTCACCGGTCGCATTTCGTCCATCACCGTCAGATCCGCGTCCGGGTGAGTCACCAACTCCAGATAGCTGGTGTTCAGTCCGTACATGTGATTGACCGGGATGCCCGAGTTGCCGTCGTACACGACATCAGCGGTCTTGTACTTCAGCGAGGTAAACCCGGCCGATCCCTTGGTGGTGTCGTTGTAGCGTTTCAGCGAGAGCTGCGAAGCCTCGAAGAACGTGTAGTAGTTGTTGTCGGCGACGATCAGATCCACCCGATCATCCGGGCCGCGATCCGTGGCGAGCCAACCCGGCAGCATCAGGCCAGACTCGATGGTCGTGGCCGATGGGGTTACCGAGAGGTTGGACGCATCGATCACCGTGTTCTGCCAGAACGGGAAGCTCGATGAATCGATGCCGCCTACCGTGCCCGTACCCGCATCGGCTACCAGTGCCTGCAGGCCGTTGATCTGGTTCGTCAGCGCGCCCGAGGAATACAGATCCGAGCTGAAGTTGTTGTTGAAGGTGCGCATCGCATTCTTGATGCGGGCCTTGGCCAGGTTGATGATCCGGCTGTCGCCCGAGTTGATGCGCAGCTCACGGCCGGAAGCCACCACGTTCAGCGCGATCTGACGCCACTGGTATTCCGCCGAGGAAATCACATCCGAGGCGGCGATATTCAGGGTATCCCAGTCACTGTACCGCTGGTAGGTGTTGTTCGCGGCGTAATCCAGCGGCGTGACGATGGACAGACCGCCATCATCCTGCGTGCGGAAGTTGCCGCGATCCATGACGTACTTGAGCAGCGCATTGCGGTTGCTCAGGTTGTCCTTGATGTCCTTGCGATGCTTACGGAAGGTCGTGGAGACCAGTTCCGTAAACGTGCTGTTCGGTGATGCCATGACAGATTCTCCATAGGGTTAAGCTCGTCGTTTGATGTTCGCCAGCGTCTGGCGCATCGTGTCTTCCATGGAGCCCTTGGGATCTGTCGGAGCCGACTCGGACTCTTTCGCCTTCAAATTCGGCGCGGCTGCAGCGCGGGCCTTCTCAGCCTCGGCTCTCGCCTTTTCTTCCAGCTTGGGTTTGGCTTCTGTCTGAAGCCGTGCCTGCTCTTTTGCGCGAGTGACGGGATTTCCCCATACCGCGCGGTCGTATGCGTCCTTGAGAGAAAACCCGGCGTTGATCCAGGGCACCATGTCTTGGTGAACTTCCTGAAACAACGCATTCGCGGGGTCAGACGCAAACGCTTCGATCTCACGATCTGCTTTGGCTCTGGCTTCGCGTTGCTCTGCCTGCTGCCTCGCAGTCAACGTTGACTTTATGCCTGCGATTTCCTTGTGTAAAGCAGCCATTGCAGGATCAGCGTCAGGTTCTGTTGCAACGAATCCGAGATCGCGCCCGATCTGATCGTATGCCGCGCGACGCTCCTGCTCTGATCCGCTGGTCAGTCGATACTGCGCGTTGAGCAGATACTTGATCGCCTCATGCTCTGACACGCCCATCGCAGTCAGCATTGGCTTGTAAGGCGTCAGCACTTCTTTGAACTGGCGGGCAAGACCCGCATCGCCCTTGTACTGCTCCAGGCCATCCAGCATCTGCTTTTCGCGCTGGATGTAATACTCCTGAGCCTGGCGTGGCATCTTCCCCCAGTGCTCGTGCATTTCCTTGGCCCATGACTTTGGAACCTCGATAGACGCAACCTCTGTCTCAACTGGTGCTTCGGTTTCCGTTGCAACTGTTTCCGTGGCCTCCGGAGCTTCATTTCCCTCAGTGCCTTGAGTTCCGGCAATGGCATCCACTGCGGTATCGAAGTCAAATTCGCTGTCAGCGTTCATGTTCCACTCCTGGTGATTTCTACGTCGGTTCCTGCATCCAGCTCGCGAATGAGCATTTCGCGCTTCCTGGAAGGCATTTCATGTATGGATCGCTCCACGAACTCATCGACGGACTTGTCGAGAGAGGCGTCCTTCTGTTTGCGGTAGCGATCTGCGTCCTGTCTCATGCCGGGGTCGTATTCCTGGCAGTGATTGCGTGCCAGATCTTCCCGGCGCTGCCGCCATGAGGTCACCGGACGGCCATCAATGGGCGAGTCGTAGACGCACTCGCGCTGCACGTACCCGGCAATGGTCGAAATGACCAATCCGGCGCGCTTACCGCATTCGGGACACTTGCGGTTCCGCCTGAATTCTTTCAGCGGCGCGTACTTGTCAAACTTATGCCCCTGTGGGCACTCGAACTCGTAAAGCGGCATCAATCCCCCAACATGAACCAGGTTTCTTCGTCGTCCTGCATCGCGCGTCGCTTCGTCCACGCTGCAAACAAACGACTGACGCGCTCTGAATCACGCCGGAGCGCTTCCCAATCGACGGTTTGCGTGGGCGGAATCTGCTTCTTGGTGTCGGCGTAGGGCTTGACGATTGCCGCAACCTCTTTTGCCTGCGGCGTTCTGGTCATCTGCGCGTAGATGTCGGGAAGATCATCGAGAATCTCTTCCAACTGCTTGCGCAGACGCTTGCCATGCTCTCTGTTCTGGCGCTCGCTGATCCATGAGCCGCCACCACCGAACCCATTGCTGGATGACCCAGAAGCGGTCTGCGAGAGCAATAGCGTGATGTCCTGACCGGCCAAGGTGATTTGGCCCGGCACATCGATATCAACGCTGACATTCCCGGCGATCTGCAGGGCTACGCTTTGCCCATTGATGGTGATCTGCCCGGGGCTGCTGATCACTGCACCGAGTGCAGCCGTCACAGACTGCCCGGCAACGGTTATCGCGCCGTTCCCGAGAGCAATCCCAATAGACGTAGTGACCGACTGGCCCGCAATCGTCACTTGCCCAGGCGTGTCGATGCCGAGCGAGAGATTCCCACCCAACGAGGTGGATACCGACTGCCCTGCAACTGTTATCTGCCCATTGGTGGACAGTGCTACGCCGATAGAAGCGGTGACTAATTGCCCCGCAACGGTAATGGCACCATTGGTGATGGGAATCGTCAGTGCTGGGGTAACAGACTGTCCGGCGACGGTGATCTGTCCATTGACGGACAACGCCACACCAATGGATGCAGTGACAGACTGACCTGCTATCGTGATCTGGCCCGGCGTATCGATGGACGCGGACAGGTTCAGCGTTCTGATGGCGTCGTTGCTGGGACGGAAGTAGCGTCCCAAGCTGTACGGTCCCCGACCTGGCCGAGGTCTGGTATCCGCAATATCTGTCGGCTGGACCGTTCCTGAGCTTGCAGCAGGCGTCAGAATGACCTGCAGCACTTCATAGCTGTTGCCGCCACCACCGCCTGAATCGGTAAAACTTGGCGTTACCGATGCGCCAGTGCCAACCCATTCACCCAGCGCATAGCTAGGATTTCCACCGGCATTATTGCTGCCACGAGTCGTACCCGAAGCAGCTACCGAGATCGTCACGCCCAGTGCGGTGACACACTTGCAGCATGCAATCAGGACCGATCCGCTTGGAACTGTTGCGGCGGTTCCCTGAATAGCCCCAGCACCTGTTCCAGGTGATGCGCGATTGTTCGCTAAACCACTTCCGACAGATCCGACGCCGGAATATTCCGCGCCGACGCCTTCCAGCGTGTTGCCTGAATTGCCAGTCAGCGTCGCAACCTGTGCGACCCCAGTCAGTGAGGTATTGGCACTGATGCCATGCGTGTCACCGCTGGCGTCATTAACGAGTCCTGGAGGGCTGACTGTAGAGCCAGCGGCTGCGGATGGGGTGATCGGAAGGCTTGTGCCTGATTCGTTCTGCCCGAATACGACCAGCGTATTCCCCGCTGCACCGGGAGTCGTGGATGCGGAGCTAGCAGGACTTGTCCCCTGCCATTGCGTCCAGAGCTGGGAGAACGAAATAGACATTACCAGCTACCGCCCTTCCATCTGGTAATGCAGTAGTTGTCCATGGTCGCGCCGGGACGACCGAAGAACCCGATTCCAGGTGAGCCAGAAACGATCTTTCCGGCCGTGGTATCGTTGTAGGTGGCAACCGAACTTCCGCCCACAAGTACGTCAAACGTCGGGTTGCCACCGACGATGCTGGCCTTTACCCGCACCGTATTGCCGTTCACCAAGGTTGGCGGCG